CTCGCTAACGTCCTCTAAATTGCGTTTTTTAGCTATTTCTACGCTTTGGTACTCTGAGTAGTTAAGTACTGTTATAATAGTATTTTTAGTATTACTCTCTAAAGATATGTATTTTAACTGCTCTAGCTTTTTAATTCTATCGTATACAGTTGTCGGCGGTATTCTAAGCTCTTGGGCGGCTGAGTTTCGCCCCGTTATAAACTGCCCAACTTTTAATTTAATACCGTAGATAGTAGCGGGCTCTGTATTTGCTCTAAGTATGCACCAAACGAAAACCTTTAATAGCTCGCCGTTTTCAAATACGCCGTTATCAAGTATTTTTCTGTGTATTTTGATATAGCCTTTACTCATTTTAAAAGAGGTTTAGCTGCTCCTTATCTTTAGCTACTAGGCTATACTCGGCTATCTGTGCTTTTTTGCCGTTACGTTTAGTTACGGTTAGCATTTTGGTTTTAATAGCGTGCCCCTCGTTTCTTAAATCATTTATTACGCTGCCTAGTCTTAGTATGTTAAGCTCTTTAAAGCCCTCCCAAGTCGTAAGAGTTTTATAGGTTTTTAAGTAGTGTAGTGTTTCCTCTTTTTGCGTCATTGTTTTAATATTTAAAATTAGTTTTTAGTAGTTAAAAGCTCTCTCTGAGCTTGTAAGCTTTTTATAGTTATGTTAATATCGTCTATAACCGATAGCTTTACTAGCTTGCTTTTATATCTAGGGCTTACGCTAGTATTTTCGTACTCGTCTAGTACTTGCTTGTATAAAGTTATATACTCTGGATACGCTGCTAAATTAGTAAAATAAAATTTATGCAGCTTTTTATAGTGGTAAAAGGCGGTACGGTGCTTACAAAAATAGTTTGATAGTTTAGCGGGCGTTACTCCGCCCTGCATAAGTAAATTAAATACTACCATACGCCCCAGTACTAAAGTCTCGGTTTTCTTTTTAACGTTTAAGCTACCCATTTCTAAACCTAGTTTACGCTCTGTTATAGAGGTTACTAAATTTATCTCTAATATAAATTCGCTCATTTTTTAATAGTTTTGTGGTTGTCGTCCGAGTTTAATACTTCGTAAATATCGGGCTCTATTTCTTTTATCTGTCTATAAATTGCTCTTACTTTTTTATACGCCTCGTCTAGTTGGTACTTAGGTACGTCTAAGCCTCTGGCGTTAGTTATTGTTAAGTGAGCTTGTTCTAATAAGTCGCTAGTTTTCTTTTTCATATTTATATATCGTCTCGGTTAAATTCTGCGGCGTCCTCACGTTTACGCTCGTCGTACTCGTAAGGCTCTATAGCCTCTATATCTGTCTCGCCGCAGCAGCTACAATAGTCGTATTTGTCGTCGTGTGCTAAGCTCTCTTTAGTTTCTACCTCAGCACCGCAGCAAGTAGTAACTAAGTCGCTATAGTCGGGCGTGGCTAGTTTCCAGTTGTCGTAGTTCATATTAAAAGGGTAAATCTGACGGCGTAGAGCCCTCAAAGTGATTATCTAAAGCGTTACTAGTCTCTACTTTTTGCATTTTCCAAACGTCCGCACTCGTATAGTAGTTACCTTTATACTCTCTACTCGATAGATTAAATAGTACTTCTACCTCGTCGCCTGCCGAAAACTCTAAAAGTAAATCTACTTTCTCTTGTCCGAATAAATTAAAGCAAATTTCGGGGTTAAACTTTGCCCCAGTATCTACTACAAAAGACTGTTTTACCCACCCTTTGCCTGCTTTGCTTGTTCCGCTTTGCATTTCTAAAACTTTTACTAAATTTCCTTTTACTTCTAAACTCATAATATTGATTTTATTGATTAATTAATTATTTTTTAAAACTTTCGCTTTCGTCCTCGCCGAAAACTCCTAAAGAGTATAGCCCTGCTAATTTTAGTACGGCTCTACTCATAGCTCTTTTTTCTGCCATTTCTACGACGTAGTAGGTATTAGTGCTACCGTCTTTAAAACTACTACCCTTTAAAGCACTTCCGTAAGTTTCTATCTTACTAGCACCTAAAGAGGCGTAGGCTTTTACTACTGCAAAGGTAGGCTCGCACCTCTCTAGCTCGTAGCGTATCTCTATACTCTTGTTAGCTTGTATTTTATCTATACCCGCTCTAGTTATTATTGTATAGTGTTGGTGTTTAAAGACGTCCTCAGCTATTAAGCCGTTATCTTTAAATATTTTGTTTAGTGTCTCTTGCTGCGTCATTATAACCAAAGTAAAATTAAAGGGAAAAATACTATTATAGCACCCGCTATAAGTTCTAAGCTTGTCTCTTCTCTATTGTTCATTGTTTACCGTTTTAATCTGTTCTAAGGTTATCTCTGAGCTTACAAAGGCTAACTCGTTTAAAGCAAGCTCTAAGCCTAAGGCTATCTCTGTATAGCCGTCTACGTGGTTAGCTACCTTACGCTCTCTTATTCTCTCTTTAGTCTCGTTTAAAACTTTGTTTACCGTACTTAGATATACGTAAGTCTCTTGTTTATTTACCTCGTCGTAGTAAGCTGGTAAAGTTTCTTTAAATAGTGTTTTTAAGTCCATTGTAATATTATTAAATAGTGCGGCATTATTGCCTTATACCACCAAAAGCCCGAGCCGTTAAGCTCGAGCCGTTGAGGTTAGTTAATACTATAAACGTTGTAAATTTGCGTATGCTTTATTGTCTTTATTTTGCAAAGTGTAAACCTCTCTATTTTTAAAAAATTTACCTAAAGGCTCATTTGTAAAACTACCTATATAAGTAGCACCCATTAAATAAAATAAAGTGTAGCTCGTATCGTCTGCCGTTAATCTTATAGACTGCCAGTTGTTGCTGCGGTTTGGTTTAAAGGTTGCTTTTGCTTTTGCTTTTGCTTTGTGTAATAATTCTTGTGTTGGTTTCATTTTGTAGTGTGTTAGTTAGTGTTTTAGTTAATTTCGTAAAATACCTCAGATAATTCTACTTCACAATCTAGTAATATATCTGGTAAAATTTCAGTTTGTAGGTGAGTTATGCTATTATGGTAAGATGGTACAAAAAAAGTTATAGGCTCGCAGTATAAAACGTCTGCTTTAGTGTAATAATCGTTTACAGTAAAGCCCTTTACTCTTTTATATATTGTAAGATAGGTAGTACATTTGTTAAATCCATTCATTTTGTAGCGTGTTAGTCTTGTGCGTTATTGCTCGGCTAAATTACTACTATTTTTATTAATAACTAACATTTTAACAAAAATATGTAAAAATAATTTAATATTTTTTTATTTTAACCTAGTAATATATATATATATAAATAACTATATATATACTTATATATCTATTATAAACTATAATATATTAATATATACTTATTTGTGCCGGACGGCTGACGGATACTAGAGTAGATTGATTTTAAGGCGTTTTAAGGCGTTGTATAGCCTTTGCCTTGTATTGATACTAAAAAGTAAAGATAATAGCTTAAAACCTACGCACTAGAGCGGCATAAGTATATTTATAGGTAGGCTACCGTTGTCTTTTACAACCGCACAAGCTACGGCGGGCTTTTTGCCTGCTTTAGCGTATGCCATAGCGTAGCTCTCGTGGTTTATTCCCGTTCCTACTTGCATACCCCAAACTCTAAAGTTTTGCCCTACATAGTGCTCTATGTAACATTGTGTATGTAGATGCCCTTGAACTGTGTTCATCATATCCGCCCTACATTTAAAACGAGCCGTACCGCCCTCGCCATGTATAAATTGTACGTCGTCTTTTACATAACGCTCTGTAAAGTTCCAGTTAGGCACTTCTAAAACCTCTTTGTAGCTTTTTATCCACTTGCTCGGTATATTGCTAGTCTGAGCTTTACGCATTATTAGCCTATCGTGGTTACCTATAATTACAGTAGCTTTATTAAAAGCCTCGTACCATTTAGCTAATTTTTTTATAGCTAGCTCTAGCTCATTGTCGCCACCCATAGCACAAGTCGGGGTTTCGTGATAACTTGCGTATAAATTGTCTATAATATCGCCTATAAATACTACTTCGTTACATTCGTGCTTATGGTACTGCTCTAAGCAAAACTCTAAATATCCGTCTAAAGTAAACGGCTCGTGTATATCTCCTATAACTAGTACGTTATTTTTAGAGTATTTACGGTAGTTTAATAGTAGAGCCTCTTCATCTGGTTTTAGTCTGTACCTATTGTTTGCCATCTTGTTTAATTTTAGTTATTTTCTCTAGGCCTCTACTACCAAAGTAAGCCGAAAAAGCTACTAATAACAAACTGCTATAAATTTCTTTATATCCGTCTGCTAGTGTAAACTCGCCTATATTGCCGTCGCAAAAGCTAATAACTACAAATATAAATAAAAGAAAGATTAAACTAGCGGGGCGTATATTTCTTGCTAACAAACTACTGTTAGCGTCTGCTTGCCACCTTTGCGTTATATTGTCCTCTACTACCTTAGTATAGTTAGTCTCTAGCTCTTTTAATTTAGCTTTTAGTACTAGTTTCTCTTCTTTGCTAGTTACTACCTCATCTATTAACGTGGTTACTCCGCCGTTAAATAGCTCTTTTATAATGCTTACTACTGGTAAAGCCATATAGCACTAGGTTTATCGTAGTCGGCGTCTACGTGTATAAATTGAGTAGCTATGCCTATACGTCTGCCTAAGCCTACTAAAAATAAACCTTTTAGTATTCTAGCTCTGTCGCTACTGTTTTTACATTTTATGTCTACGGCTACGCCTTTTAGGTGCGAGCTGCCTACTCTGCCGCCTACTTTTGCGTTATGTTCTGGCGTTCTATAGCCGCTTGTAATTTTATAAGGTACGCCGCTTATAGCTCTCGCCTCGTCTAATTTATGTAAAAAATTTACATTCATTTTGCCGCCGTCTGTAGTCGGTAAACCGCTACCTATTTCGTCGGGGCTATCAAATTCCTCATAATCAAAGTACTTCATTTACTGACGCTTTTATAAAGTTTTTATAGTTTTACTTGTTTTTGTCTAAATCGTTTTTAAGCCTATTTTAAAGAGTTTTAAGCTATTTTACTAGTGCTAGCATATCAATATATTAAAAGTTTGAGTTATTGCAATAGGTTAAAATTACTAGGTAAGGTTATTAACGCTTTTTTGTAAATAAAAAAAACTATATTTTTCTAGGATATAATAAAAAAACTAATTTAGTTTTTATTTTTTCTTTTATTTCTATAGTATATATACCTATCTACAGTATATAATATAGACACTATTAAAAGTACTATTTGTAGTAATTCCTCTACCGCCGAAAAGCTTATTGCTGCCGTTACACTATTCAGACTTAATACGTCTGCGTTCTCTTTTATTAGGCTTTTCATCTTTTTGCTTTTCTAAATAGCTTTTTAGCTTTGTTATATTTTCTTTTTTTGGCTTATACATATTAGCACCCTCTGCTTATGTCTGGCGTTAAAAAGTCGTTTAAAGTAATTCTAGTACTTTTTTGTATTGTGTTTAAGTTCATACCGTTAAAATATGCCTCGCTTGTAGGGCTCATATCTGCCCCAGTATTATTACTATACTCTATAAATAAACTTGTATTATTTTTAAGGTATTCTACTAAACGCTCTGCGTAAAACTGAGCCGTATTAACTATAATATTACGCATATATTTAATATCCTCTAAACTTGCGGGCGTACTAGTCTCTGATATTTTTCGTACTATATCTTTATTCATTATTTTATAAGATAAAAAAGGCATACACTCGTATAGGCTATAGTGCACTAGTACGGGTTGTATGTACTCATCTACTAAAGTTTTATAGTCTCCTGCCAAAGTTCCCGCCGTTATTTCTGCCTCTATCTTTTCGTATAAATTAGTACCTAGTAATTGTTGTACGTGTATGTCTTGCGACACTTTTATATATGGTAGTAATAGCTCTACGTCTACGTTACCGTTTATCGTTGTGCTATTTTTTATTGTCTCTTCTGATATAAATAGTACTGCCATTTTTAGCTCATTTGTTTAGTTACAAAACCTCTATTATTCATATTTTTAGGTGCTACGCTTACCTCTTGCTCGTTTACTTGTGGCTTAAAACCTCTACTACGTGCTTTAGTTGTTGTTATTACTCTATCGTCTCTTGTAGCTTTGTCGCCTGCTTGTATATAAATACGTCTAAACCATTTATGTCTGCAGTCGCCGCCGCCTTTAAATTTCCATATAGAGTACGTATCTGCTCCACGTAAGCCCCAACCTTTATTTACTGCCTGCGAGCCCATTCGTATAATATCCTCTTTACGATAAATTTTATTAGCTTTTACCATTTTGTCGCAAAACTCTCTGCTAGGTAGCCCTTTGTTTACGTTGTTAAAGGTTTTCTCTGTAGTGTATACATATCTAACTCTATATTTAGTTTTATGCGTTTGTGTACTTACGCCGTCCTGCTCGCTTTTAGCGTTAGGTATTGCTCTACCAGTACTAGCAAGCTCTAGCTTTTCTATGTTATATTGAAAGTCAAAATCTTCGTGTTCGTCTGTAGCGTCCTCTTCGTCTATTAGCTCCCACTCTTCTAGGTTTTCGTCCTCGCCGTATAAGTCTATTAAGTCGTCTAAGATATTGTCGGAGCTCATTTTTACCTCTTCGGTTACTGACTGCTCGCCAGTTTCTAAAGGTGCATAGCCTGCCTCTTCTCTTATCTCGTCTTGCGTTAGTACGTCTTTTAATATATCCGCACCGAATAAAGAGTTAAGCGGCTGCGTATCTTTTACCCCAAATGGCACAACTACCCCATTTACTGCTAAAAGTCGCTTAAAAGTCCTTAAAATAGTGTTTTGGTAAGGTTTTACTACTGTGTTCATATAGAGCTCGTAAGCTTGCGTAAGCTCGTTACGTCCGCCTAGCTGCCCCTCTGTCTTAACTCCTAAAAGCATAGGCGAGGTTACTCTGTGCCCTATCATTATATTTTGAATACATAGCTCGTTAAGTACTGTATACTGCTTATCTGCGTTAGATACTTGTATAGGTACTATCTCGGGGCGGCTATTTGCGTCGTCGCTAAAGGTTAAAACAAACTTACCTGCATTATTAGCACCCGTAAATTTTTGAGTTATCTGTCTCTCTATCTGTTGGCGTTCCTCTTGTGTAGGTATACCATTAGAAAAATTAATAAAATAGCTCCCGCTAAATCCATTTGCAATATTATTTAAGTGAAAGTCGCTAGTTAAGTTATCTACTTGTACCCAGTTAGTAGCTGCTACATAGTCGGGCGTGTGGTATAATTCCATAGCAGGCGAGTATAAGCCCGTATATAATATCTGCGAGCCCTCTCGTCTATCGTTAGCGTTAAAAGCTGCTACACGTCTAGGCATATACTCCTTTTTACGATACTGTGCCCAGTCCGCACTTATATAGTAGTCTCTTACTATACCGTTCTCGTCGGGCGTTCCTACTCTTAGCTGCTCTACTGGTATATGGTGTACCTCTGCTATCTTACTTCTATCTTTAGAGTAAATAACATTTAAAGCAAAAGAGCCTTGTAGTTTTAAATCAAAAGCTACTTTAGTAAATATATCGTGAGCCGTTTCTTTGCCGTTTATAGCTCCTAAAAATTTCTTTAGCTCTACAAATTGGCTTAAATCGTCGTGCTCTTCTGGTAGTAAGTCCTCGCCCGCTATCATAGCAGCCGTAGCGTTAATTACTGCGGCGTGCGTTGCACTATTATTGTATAAGTCTACTAAGTACTGCGGGTAGTTATTTCTATATTCTCCGTCGCCGTATTGTACCCACTCTAGCCCGTTTATCTCTCTTACTTTAGGTTGTACCTCGTTAGTAAGTTGTATATTTAGTAGTCTGTTTTTCATTTTAAATTGCGTTTCTGCTTATTATGTCGCTTTCTGCGTTAGTTAAATCGCTGCCCGTTAGCTCTACGTTCCATATAGCAAACTCGTTTAAGTTACCGCTAAATTGAGTATTAGATATATCGCCGCTACCTATTTGCGTTACGTCGAATAAATCTGTAACGTCTGTAGAAACTGTACCTACTTGCGTACCGTTAATACGTACAATAAAAAGCCCCGCAGCGTTTCGTATGCAAGTTAGTAAAAATTGTGAGGTTGGGAAAGCTTGGCTCATTGGGTTAATTTCTGACTGTACCCCGTTAGCTCTTAAAGCTATACGCTCGTCGTCGCCGCCTCTATACATTTTAATAACGTCGTTACCCGCTCTACCTAGTGGGGCGTCATTTGTTAGCGTTCCCGTTTCGTCTGGGTTCATAGCTATACAAATAGTAAAAGCTCCTAAGTTTATCTCGCTATCTAACGTCATAGTATCGTCTGAGCCGTCAAAAGTAATTTTACCACCCAACGTATAAGCGGGCTTATTGTTGTCTCTTGATTGGCTAGCGTCGTTATTGTTAGTAGTTAAATCAGTCCACTCAGAAACGCCCGCAGCCGTAAAAGTTATACCCGTATCTCTTTTTAGCCATAGCGTTAAGCCTGCTATATCTAATAAGTTAATAGCCGCCGTACTTACTCTACTTTGTATTTTAAAAGCTTGTGCTAAAAACATACTTTTAGTTTTTATATCCGATAGCTAAACCACTAGTTAAAGTTATCGCCGTAAAAGGTGCAAAAATTACTACGCCTGCGGGTATAGTTTTACCGTCTAAGCCTGCGTCGTTAGTTGCTCCCGTTATAGTGCAATTTGTTATAACGCTCTCGTTAAGAAATTGTATAGCGTAAAAGCTCTCTGTTTGTGCTGCCGTAGTAAATATATCTACTGCTCCCTCTTTACCTAGTTGCTCTCTTAAAAGTTGTGTATTATTTTTATAGCTCATTTTTTATATTTTTAAGTATACTGTATTATTGTTTAATATGTTATCGTTATTCTCAGCTAAAGGCGTGTATTGTGTATATGTTACCTCTTCTTGTAGCGTAGTGTTAAAGTATAGTTTACCCTGCTCGCATATATCGGCACTTGTTAAGGTATCGTCGCTAGTTAAATCGTTTAGCCTTATATTGTACATTGTATAAGTATGGTAGCCCTCGTGTGTAAATCTAAGTTGAGAAGCACTAGCTCCACTATCTACCATTGTAAAGGTAAAAGTAACATACCTAGACGTCGTACTAGCTACAGTAGGATAAGCAAATTGCTCGTCCTTAGTCATATCATTAACTACCTTTATAAAAAAGTAAGACGTTATACTGCTATCGTAAAGCCTTTTACTGTTAAGGCTAAGTTTTATAGTGTTACTTTGTGTACCCGTACTAGTTTTATTTAACCTTATCATATTATAATATATAAAATAGTCGCTTTTATTTCGATTATACCAAAAAAAAAGGGCTAAAAGCCCTCTTTTATTAGATATATTTTAGTTATTAACTAATTAGCTATTTACTATACCTATAGCTGAGCCACCGTTAAACGCTGAGTTATCGAAAGGACGACTAGTATAGTCAGCTACTACAGATAAAGGAAAACGCTCCATACCCGCAAAGGTTAGGTTATATCCGCTCATATCTCCAAAAGCCGCACCACTTGCACCCGTTCCAGTTGTAAGCTCTAAACCATTCTCTCCACCTAAGCAAAGTATAGTATTATGCCCGCCCGTAGATAGTCTAGCGTTAAGCTCTACAAATACTACAAGCCTATTTTGAGCTAGTAATTTAATCTCGTTTTGATCTGCCGACGTAATAGCGTGTAACATAATGTTTACGCTAGGCTCGTAAAAATACGTGCCGTTTTCTGAGCTACCCGTAATAGTCTCTGTATAAGAGCCCGTACCTCTCGGTAAAGTATATTTATATAAAGACGTAGCCGCACCGCTAGCAAATTCTATATCGCTAATTACTCCTGCCTCTATGTTTGTTAATACTAAATCAGATAATTGAGCAAAGTAAACCGCTTTAATACCACCCGTACTAGTTTTACAGTCTAAGCTACGCCCTTTTGTTAATTCGCAAGCCATATTATTTTTAGTTTTAGGTGCTTAGATGGTAAGGGCGTTAGCCCCTACCTCTTAGCAGTTATTAATTTATGATTGTTTTACCCAGTCAGCAGCTACTCCTACTTGTACTCCTGCCGTATATTTAGCTACTAGTCTAATGTTATCGCTACCGTCTAGGTTAGCCATATCTAGCACTCTAATCTCTGTTAAGTCTGAGCTTAAAGAAGTACCAAAGTAAAAGTTAGATTTTTGCCCTGCGTACATTACGTCGTCTTGTAAACCTGCTACTACCGCAATTTTTACGCCCTCAAATACTGGCTCGTACTGCCCCATATTGTTGAAAGGGAAAGCCGATAAAGCCGAAATAGCATTAATGTAAAAACGGTAAGTTTTCTTATTCATATAGATATATAAATCGTCTGCCATATATACGTTAGCTGGTATATCCGCCACTAATTGCCCTAAGTTAGCAATAATATTATCCGCTGAGTAAGCCGCTGATGCTGAGCTAGTAGCCATACCCGTAGCGTCGATACCTGCAAAAGAGCCGTTACCCCCTGCCGTTCCTTGCCAGATAGCTAATTCTGTAGCGTCTGCAATAGACTGAGCTAAGTAAGACGTAGCGTACGCTACAAAGTCGCCCTCTTGCTGCCCGCTCCAGTCAGATAGCATAGTCTTTTTACAAATGTCAATATTTACTTGTAAAGGTTTTACCTCTAATACGCTCTCTGTTAAAGTAAGTGTAGCCGATTGTTCGTTAAAGTTACAAGTTCTGTCTTTAATTAAGTCAGCCCCTGCTACTTTGTTTACTACTTCTTTGTAGTTAATGTTTTCTCTGATTGTTAAAAACTCCATTGTGCGAGCTTGTTTTAAAGCCGCCGAAATGTACAAGCCTGCGTGTTCGCCTGCGTAAGTACTGTTAGTGATAGTTAATGCCATTTTTTAGTTATTTTTATTAAAATTATACATATATTTCTGTCTCGCCGTCATTTTCTCGTATTCTGTAGGCGTTACCTCTTTTTTAACTGAGTTAAACTTAGATACTTTTAAAGGCTCTGTAGCTGGGCTTTCGTTAAGCTCTTTTACTTGTGCCGATAACTTAGTATTTTCGTCTAATAGCTCCGCTATATTTTCGTCTTTAGATAAGTTTAAACCTCTAACCTCGTCTAACTCTGCCGTTAGTCTGCTTATATCGTTTCTAACCTCTTCTAATAATTCTTTTACTACTGTGCCAACTTCTAATAAGATAGCCTCTTCGTTGCTCATCTCTACCTCTTCAACTGGCTCTTCTAATTCCTCTTCTACTTCTGCCTCGTTTACTTCTGTTACGATACCCTCAGCGTCTACGCTAAAAGTTACGCCGCTCTCTAACGAGTAGTTGCCCTCTGGTAGTGGCGTCTGTACGCCGTCCTCTGATAAGATATTTAAAAGTACGCCCGCCGCTAGTTCGTCCGCCTCTGATACTATAATAGTACCGTCTGCTAGTTTGTCCTCGTACATAAGGTTTACCTCTTTAGTTACTTCGCTCTCGTCATTTAATCCTAGAGCTACTTTAATTCTTTCTTTTAAATCCATTTTTAATACGTTTTAAACGAGTTACTTTTTATTTCTATAGTAATATATACAAAAGTTTATTTTGTTTCGTTTTCGGCTTTTAAAATACGCTCCGCCCAACGTAACATAACCTCGCCGCCCCATAAGTTATACGAAATAGTGCCGCAGTCGTTCCAGTCTCCACTATTATAAGTTTTTGCCCTTTTTAAATAGCTATAAACCCTTGATACGGTTTTACTCGAAATATTACGACGTGCTGCTAATTGCTGAGCTCTTACTTTACCCGTTTGCGTTGCGCACTTATTGCCTCGCTCTTCATTCTCTACTATAGCCCTCTCTGCGTTCTCGCTAGCTCCTTTAGGGTAGTCGTTATAGCTTGCAAGCTCTGTACATACCTCGTTAGCGTCTAAGTCCTCTATAAGCTCTAATAAGCTCTCTACTATTTCGTGGTTACTACAAGGCATATAGAATACGTCGCCGTCTATTACGTGCTCGTGCGTTCCGTCGCAGCCTAACTCTTTAGCCGCAGCCTTAGCGTCTGCCTCGTCAGTATATAGAGGTAAGCCGTTTACTTCGCCTACTGGCTCGGCGTATTTCTTTTTATCTTTGTCCTCTTCTTTAGCTAGCGTTTGCATTTTATCAACAAAGTAGCCCTCTATACTTAGCCCCTTTAACTCGCCCTCTTTTATTCTGTTCCATACGTCGTCATTTAAAACACGCATAGTAACAAACCACGTACCTACGGGCAACTCGTAGCCGTATTTATTGCTCTTATCTTTTTTACTATCCTCTACTATCCAACTCTCTACAGTATGTACGCCCGTTACTTTGTCCTCGTGTTGCACCGTTGCGTTATTTGTATTCTGATGCTTTAAGTAAGCCTCTGCGGCTTTTCTTACAGTATCGGCGGTAAAGTATACGTAGTACTCTTTATCTTTTTTTGCGTCGTACCTATATATCTGTTTATAAGGTATTAACGCAGGGCTAACTAGTAGGCGTTTATCTTCGTCTATAGCTGCTAGCGTTAAGTTAGTATCTTTATTAAAGTATACAAAGTCTGTTTCTATAGCAGGGTTACTAACTAAGCTAATAGCGTCTATAGCTAAAGCCTCGTTTTCGTTGTCTACTACTAGCTCTACTATATCGTAAGTTTTGTTAGCTTGCTCGCACTCTTCTAAAGTATCGTACTTACATTTACCATTCTTACCCCACTTATACTTATTATTCTCGCATTTGTTACACGGCATATCTTTATTTTTTAAATTGTTGCTTTTTGTCTTATTTTATCTAGGCTATTTTGTGAGTTTGTTACGTCGTCAGTTACTACAAACGCTTTTATAGCTCCGAACGTCTGCCCGTTGCTACTAGTATCTAAAGTACCGCCGTCAGCAAAACCTACGCCGCCGCCCGCCTCGTTCATAGCACTTAATAGCGGCTTAAACATTCTAGTACTTTTAGCGTTTATTACTGTCTCGCCTTTGCTTAGTTTAGCACTTACGCTATCGCTTGTACCAGTACCAAAGCCGCCAACCATTCCACCCCTAGCAAATTTAGGCTCTTGCGTTCCTACTATATCGGCTACGCTTTTAAATCCTGCGGCTGCCGTTATTCCTGCTAAACCTACGTTTATAGGCGGCGGAGCTGAGGCTAAAGCTGCCGTTATACCTTGATAAGTATTTATAGTAGCTTGTGCTATTGCTGCCGCCTTACCCGCTTTACTCTCTTTACCGAATACGTCTTGTATCAAACTTAGCGTACCTTGTGCTAAAGCCATTTTACTATCTGCTAAGGCTTTCTCTTTTGCTAAGTCGTCCGCTCGTTTTTTGTCTTTATCTGCCTCTATTTTGTCTCTGTCTGCTTTATCCTTAGCCCTATATTTAGCGTCTATATCTGCTTTTTTTAAATTAAAGCTCTCTTCTGACGCTAGTAATAGCTCTTGCTTTTGCTCTTCTGTAGCTACTAAAGCCTCTATTTCTAAAGCTGCCTTTTCTTGTTGCTGCTCTAAAGCTATTAGCTCTTTCTCTTCTGCGTTCTCAGCCCTTAATAACTCTAACTCGTCTAGTACGGCGTTTTTCTTTTTAGTTATTGCTAACTCATTGGCTGCTATCTCTTCTTTTCTTTTAGCCTCGTCTGCGTCTCTCTGCCTTTGTGCTGCCTCCATCTCAGTCTTAAGCGTATCCTCTGCCGTCATTAATCGCTTACGCTTGCTAAAACTAGCCGTTTGCATCTCTATAAGCTTAACCTCTTCTGCCGCTAGTCTGTCTAAGTCCTCTGCTAAACTCTCGCCTAGCTCTACCTCTGTACGTGT